CTTTTGCACACCGATGAGGGTGCACAAGCCTGTAGCTTTCGAGGGGTCAATCTCTCACTCAACCCTACCGATTCGGCTAGCTTTGCCTAACGGATAACACGTGTGAAGAACCAAAAAACACGTGTTGAGAGGGGTGTCGTACGCCGCCTCACGCCGAAGCGTGAGACGACGCTGAGCCCGCTTCCTCCGACTGGAGCAGCTCCTCGAGAGCAGTCTCGGCAGCAGCCGCGAGGTCATCAAGTGAGAACTCGATCGTGCCCGACCGTGACGCCTCTACGGAAAGCAGGTTCGCGACTGGACCCGACATACGCACCGTTCCCTCTGGTTCGGCGTCAGGGTCGAAGTCCATTCCTGGCAACTGGAAGGTATCGAGGTCCTCCCATGTCGCGCACTGGGCAAGGGACTCCAGCCAGCCTTCAAGCTCCGAAGCACATTCGAAGTTGACTTGAGCGGCAATGGCCTCTATCATCATCGGCACGTCTTCGTCCGTGACGCAGTAAGGTCCACCAGCTACGCGATAAAACATGTCCCGGTCCGTCGCGAGGAGATGAGCCATCTCCTTAGAAAGCATAGGAGTACCCTCGTCGTCAATCTCAACAATGCCCTCGAAATGGCGAAGATCGACGTTGTACATCCTTGCGACGGCGATAAGGTATTCACGAATTCCAGGTGTTTGCGAATCGGTCGTCCAATAACCGAAGAGCTTTAGCTTGTACTTCTCAACGTCGAGGTTGCGCGCGACGGAGATTTTGCGAAGTGCCTTTGGCACATCAGCGTACGAAGCCAGTGACTCCAGCGGTTTAGGGTAATAGCGTCCGAGGAAGAAAGTTCCATCCTCTGGGCGCGAGAACCCCACCTTGAGCTTCATCCCAATGCCTTCCGTGAAGAACATTGCGGAGGTATTCCAGTCATCATCAGAGATGCCTGGGAGATGAGGCCCAACGCCATCGTCACCGAACTTGGGTCCGATGACGGCATACGGAATACTGTAAATGTCGACTTCCTGATTCTTGAACATGAAATCACCCCAAAAGAGGTGAGTGAGGTCACCGCTTTTCTCCGCATAGTACTTGAGAGCTGTGCGGATGGTGTTCCTCTTGGTAGTCGACAGATCCAGCTCCATCTTGCGGCGCAACCGAAATGTGGTCCTCGTGATTGCAAGACACGTTGAGACGTACTCAATGAAAGCAGACACGACGGTGTTGAGCTCAGTCGTCACACCGGATCCGCTGTTGTTCTTGAAGCCAGTCTTGATTGGCTTTCCATTGAGCAAGGTCGTGAAGTCCACGTTCGCCTCGAGGATTCTCTTGACTTCCTCGTAATCAGCGGAGTGAACAAATGCCAAGACGAACTCAACAAACCAGGAGTAAATGTACTCACTGATCGTCTCGTCCATCTTGGAGTAATCCGTATCATGCAGGCCGCTCACCTGGCCACCTTTATCAACGTCAGCGGCATGCATCGCAATCTCTGTAAGTTTGCGAATGGACATGGCGATGTCGTGGGGAGAGTTGCCAGGTTGGTAGAACCCGCAGTTCTTGAGTACTTCCTTAACAAGGAGGCCGACTCGCCCTGTCTGAATGGCCATTTCCTCAGTATACTGCGTGATCCCACGGGGCGCGACGCTCGCTTTGGGCCCAACCTCGTGTTTAAGGTTTGTCTTAGGGACCGTCTCGCGAGCGACAAGCTCGACATTGCGTTGTAGACGCGCGGCTTGCAAGGCCTGAGTCCGTCGTTGATATATGACCTCGGGACCGACCATGGTTACCGATCCCAAGGCGATGCCGGTTTCGCCTGAGACCTGATCGATGAAGCGTGGAAGGAGTAGTGATACGATTTCCTTGATGTTGACAGCAGGATCGATCTTGTTGCTATACTCCTTGAGACGCTTCTTCTCATACGCGTCGTGCGCGGCGTCAGATCTTGTATCCGCCACGCCCGGTCCGCCACCAGCGACATTCGGCGCTGCCTCAGTGGCGGTTCCATCCTCGGCGACATCCTCGTCAAGTGACCCGGCTTGACTGGTGTACATGATGTTTGGCCGAGGGCGATACTCGATAGGAATCCCGAAGAATGCCACAAGAAGTGGCTCGAGCCCTCCGGGGCGCCAGATGGTATGCATCTGCATGGTGCGCTTGACTTCCGAGACACCATACCCTTTCGGGCGGTTCTTCCCCATGAGGTTGAACACCTTGTACTGGTTCTCGGTCAATTCCATCGAGGTATCAGCGCCCTGATCGTACGCGTACTTGATGCTGTACGTTGGGCACTGGGTATTACCGAACAGGCCAAGCAAGAACGTATCCTGCTTCGCCTTTAAATCTCCCTGGACGACGACGACGTTGCTTGCCTTTCGGAGCGGGACGCCGTCGAGTGGAGTGCCTTGTGCCACGCAGCACATCATATCGCAAACCGACTTCGAGAGGTTCGTCGTCGTGTTGCGGGCCAGCCATACCCATTTGTGGTGGGTGCCTGGCTGGTATTGGATGCAGACATTGTATGTAGTAAACGCGGTCTTGCCAAGGTGTTCGATGAAGATGAAATCGTTCGCCGCGTAGTCCCACGGGCGCTGGTTTGAATAAGTTGCGCCATTAACAGCCGCGACGCGCTCGGTGACAACCACCTCGCCTTGCGCCGTGACCGTGTAGAACCACGTGGAGTCGGTGCCAACACCCGCGAGCTTGTTATACTCGGGAGTGATGATGACCATGTTCTCTCCGGCATACTTGGAAAAGTCATCGATGTACATGTCTTGGTCGACAAATGTGTACACCATGCCAGGGGTGAAAGAGCCATCCGGATTTGAATGTTGTAGGTCTTTGATGCCATGAACTTCACGGCGACCAACAGCCTTCTTGTCACGCGCAGCGCCACTGATGCTGTCATCAAACATCTGATAGCCGGCGCTGTGCAATGCATCGCGCGTTGCAGTCACGCCAACCTTACGGGAAGCGCCTGCGACCGGATGGTTGCTTTCGGTGCTCGCAATGACGATCTGCTCTGCCCGCGGAGGAACAAAGTTTTGCGCCAGCTGCCGGAAGAGTGAATGGTCGTGATGTTTCTGATGTTTCGGGACCTTCTTACGGGCAGTCGAGTCGAAAGCATGCGTCTGTGTCTCAGCACGGATCAATCTGGAGACCAGGCGCTGCACACGATCCTCGCCAGAGACCTGCGTGGACTTGTCCGACAACCACCACCTGGCTCTGCCATGCCAGGTGGCGCTCTGGTGCGCCGAGCTCTTGATCTTCTCGAGCTCGTGCTTGAGATACATGCCGGCCAGTTCACTCACGGGAACACAGCAAACTTGAATGTCCCGCGACGCGATCTTGGCAATCGTGCGCAACCACGGCAACCGAAGGACGTCCTCGGTTAAGAGGTGCTCCTCGGTGTCGTGGCGTTCGTCATGAATGAGCAAGCCCTCGACAAACGAAGTGACCTGCTCACCAACCTTGACACGCACCTCGGCGACTGACGGCACATCGCACGTGGTATGAACCCCAGATCGGTTAAGACTGGGCGTGAGAGGTTGGTACCCGCTCGTCGCAACAGTGCAGCAAGCAGGTGCAGCCGATGGCTGAATGAGAGGGCGCGCGCAACAGAGCTCTTGAAAATCCGGCCCACCGTCGTAGTGACCCGCGCGAGGCACATGGTCGTCGGTGTCGCCCAAAAGAGGCTCAGTGTCGCGGTCAAGCGACATGGGCGTCGGGGCTTTGGCGGGAGGCAATAGCGGCTCTATCTCTGAATCTCTCATTGCTCGGCTGTCACGCCCCGAGGGACGTGGAAAAATCAGCTCCCGGCTCTCAGTCGCGACGCGCTGGTGAGTGG